ACAATATCCCAGTAGGGCTTATACCTGAGGGCTATTTTGAGGGTTTTGTTGAGGGTTGGACTTGGACACTTGGACGTAAAAACCTAGAACTAACTATGTCTGTTTCTAACTCAATCTACTCAACACTTGATGTACAATGGGAAGACTACAACGCTTTGATCCAATGGCAAAACTTGGATAATACAACTACGTGGCTTGACGTTATTTAAGAAAAGGATAAACTAGAGACTATGCCGAATACAACGAATTATTCGTTTCCAACGCCTGCCGATACTGATTTAGTAAAAAATGGAGCAGACGCGATACGCGATTTAGGTGATGCTGTTGATACAGCTATGAACACAGCTCTTGGTACTAAAAAGGCTGGAATGGTTTTACTCAATACGACTAGTTTTAGTGGAGCAGTCAGTCATTCTTTTGGTTCTGATGCTGCACCTATTTTTACAAGTGCTTTTACAAATTACAGAATCACTTTAGATAATGTTAACGTTGCAACAGCAAATCAAGATGTTAGTTTGAGAGTTAGAGCAAATACGACAGATTTAACTGGTGCTGTATATCAAAGACAATATGGTATATTTACTGGTTCAACTGTTTTAAGTGGTAGGCAAACAGGTCAAACAACTTTTACAGTTGGTTCAGTTGGTAATGGAGCAAATGAAACTTCTGCATTTGTTATAGATATTTTTAACCCTCAAACAACAAATTATACAAGTATGATGTCTACAAATATGTATTTACAAACTGGTCTAGGGCCATCAACTCAGATATGGTCAGGTTATGTTTCAGATCAACTTCAATATAATGGTTTTACAATTTTTGCTACAAACAATGTTTCAGGCAATATGAGCGTATATGGGTATAACAAATGACAAATAAATTGTATTTAACTGAAGATGGCGTTAAACGTGAAATGACAGCGCAAGAAAAAGAAGCATTTATTGCTGACCAAGAAGCACGCCAAACAGAAACAGCACTACTTGAAGCCGAGTATAAAGCCAAACAAGACTCACGTGAAAGTGCTATCAAAAAGTTAGCAGAAATAGCAGGACTAACAAAAGATGAACTTAATGCAATCCTTTAACTATAAACAATTATCACTAGCTGCAATTGCTTTCTTAGCAGCTTGGCAAGCAACAGACTTCGCCCTTGACTATCGTGCTGTATTAGGTGCTGTCGTAGCTGCTTCAATGGGAGCTATGAACCCTAATGCCAAAACCAAGATTAAGTAACGCAGCTGAGCAATTACGCTCTGAAATAAATACCAAGTATCCTAATCGCGATAAACGTTCAGACGGCTGGATAGGCGACACAGCACACAACGCACGTAAGTCAGACCATAACCCAGATAAACAAGGTTGGGTACGTGCTATAGATATTGACTCAGACCTTGTTAAAGGTTCATCTAAAGAATCGTGGCTACTAGCCGAGAATATCAAAATGCTAGCACTCAAGGGCGACAAAAGAATTAGTTACATTATTCACCAACAGCGCATAGCCTCATCACGGCAGAACTGGGCTTGGCGTGTCTACAAAGGCTCTAACCCTCACATAAGCCATATTCATATATCCTTTACTAAAGCTGGTGACCTTAACGGAAAGGCGTTTACAATATGAGCAAACCTAAAGCAAAAAAAACAGTAATTGAATTACCTGACGTAATGGCGTCAGAACTTGTACGAATCATAAACACAGCTCACGAAAACGGCAAACTAATTACAGGCTTCGTTTGTTGCTTAGAAATGTTTGACGGCAAAAAGAAAACAATCAAAATTGCAGCTAACGCAGATATGCCACAACACTCAGTATTTGGCATTATCAACTATGCAGCTGAAAAATACCAGTTTACTCTTGCACCTGATGAAGATGAAGATGATGATTTCTATGATCCAAATTGGTTTGACGGACAATGATAAACGAACTAATTGGCATTATTGGTTTACTTGTCACCATTCTTGTTTTAACCATTAAAGCGACAGCAGAAATTACTAAAATGAAATCACAATTGTTTCCAAATGGTGGAAGTTCTTTAGCAGATAAAGTGACACGCCTACAGTTAGATGTTGTCAAAATTCGTAGTACTATAGATAGTATTAGTACAGAGTTAGGTAAGGCTAAACGAAAGAGGTAACGTATTAAGCGTTACGTAATTATTTCAGATTTGCAATATCCTTTTATTAAGAAACAGTACGTTGAAAGCCTTTTAGATTACATAGCCTACGTTAAACCAGATAAATTACTTTGTGTTGGTGATGAACTTGATTGTCAAACAATATCAACTTATGCACGTGGAACAGCCCTAGAGTTTGAGGGTTCGTTACAAAAGAATATAATAGGACTTAAAGGCTTACTCAAAGAATTCCGTAGTGCTATTGGACGCAGTAAGCCTTTCCAAATTCAACGAAGCAATCACACAATACGAATTGAAAAATACATAAGTCGTCACGCACCAGCGTTTAGTGTTATTGACGCAATCAAAATAGAAAACTTACTTGGCTATAACGACAAAGATATAAAAGTCACATATAACAGATCATTAACAGAAGTTGCTAAAGGCGTAATTATGGGTCACGGGGACGAGGGCAGGCTTTACAATCACGCAGGACAAACAGCTCTTGGATTAGCCACAAGAACAGGTAAAAATGTCATTTGTGGTCATACGCATAGAATGGGAATAAGTTCTGCAAGTCAAGGATATGGTGGAAATTTAACTACACTTTGGGGCGCAGAAGTCGGTCATCTTTGCGACCTTAACAGTTCTGGTATGCGTTATATGAAAGAGGGTCACGCTAACTGGCAGGCAGGTTTTGGCATACTTTACGAGCAAGACGGCATAGTTAAACCTGAATTAGTGCCTTTTAATAAAGACGGTTCGTTTATAGCCGAGGGCGAACTTTGGCGCTAAAGCCGTTATCAAATTGTTATAATTCAATGCCGTGTTTTGACACAGGTAAGCCTTAACCTTTTTTTAACGAAAGGGGCAAGGTGGATAAACAATGGTATCCAATTTCTCATCTCTTAGCTCACGCATATCACACTATGGACTATTACCACAAAACTAGGTGCATATTTGAGCCGTGCGATTGTGAAAACAAGCTACAACAATTACAGGAATTTTACGGACTATTTATAGGAGTTAATTAAATGGATTATCTAAAGAACTACATAGAAGTAAAAGACAGAATACAAATGTTTTACGACAAATTTCCAGAGGGCACTTTGCATTTTGAGTACAAAGGTGTTTTGGAATTTAATGGTGAAACTTACATTTATGGTAAAGCGTTTGCTTATCCTGATCGTGACAAATTAAATTATGCAAGTGGTTGGGCTTGGGAACGTGTTCCTGCAAGAGGCTTTGCTAAAGGCGCTGAAATGATGACTCTTGAAACAAGTGCTTGGGGTCGTGCTATTGCAGCTCTTGGAATCGCTGTTACAAAAGGTATTGCTAGCCGAGAGGAAGTACAACGTAACGTGAACACAGAAAATGACCCGTGGCAAACACCACCAGATAGCCCTACAAAGCCCATAGAGGGCAAAATTAGCCAAGAAACCCCCATACAGGTATCTGGACAAGGGCAAGGCTTAGAAATGAGCCATTTTGGCAATTACAGGGTTGCTACAGAAAAGCAAATAAACTTCTTGCATAGTTTATGTAAGCGTGTTTATACTGATTGGGATAAAGACAAGCTACTGAAATATCTGCAATTCTTAAGTAAAGAGCAGGAGTTTGCAAAGTTAGAATTTGCCCCATACACCATTGTTAAAAATCAACTAGACAATCAACAGTTGCTTGCAGACAATCTTGGTGCGTGGTTAAGCGCTTCTAGACTTCCGTCATCTCACGAACAAAGTGAAATGGCAACAGCAGATTGGAAGACAGACCAATTTTAGAGATATTTTTATTAAACCCATATTTTAATGACGTTGAGCTACTACCAAGCGACTATCGGAAAATAGCCGTTTGTGAGTCGTCATTAAATCCAGAAGCTGTTAACAGAACAGGCAAGTACAGGGGCTTGTTTCAGTTTGATAACAGATCGTGGGTATATGTCGGGGGAACTGGTGACCCTGCAAGGGCGTCTGTGCGTGAACAACTCCTACGCGCACAGAAGCTCGTAAAAAAGCAAGGATTTGCAAGAGCGTTTCCACAATGTTCCAAAAAAATGGGGGTAAAATAAGTGGAAGTTATTACAGCGTTTCTGGGAATGTTTTTAGTGTTATTCGTGTTATATATGAGACAATAATACTAAGAAAGGGGGGCAGAATGAAACCACAAGACCAGTACAGGTTTGAGAGAGCATTGAGAGCTTCAATTTCTATTGACCTTAAAAACAGAGAAAAAG